AGATGAAGTTTAACTTCTCACAATGACCTCTAAAGCCATATCCCTCGTCATATCCAGCCATTGGTATGCGTTCAATCTTAACTTGCGTCATTAAGCTATTGTCATAATATTCGCAGTTAGAGCAGTGCTTGCGTCTAGCGTCTTTTTCATCGCATTGCATAGCTTCAGCTAATCCAGCATAAAACTCTTTATTCTCGCTTGGATCATTGCTTGGCATTTCAGGGCCGTAGTTCCAATCCTGCACTGCTATTGCAAAGTTCTTTTTATTCTCTGCGGTGGTTACAAACTCATCCTCAGTTGGCAAGCCCATAAAGCCTTTTGGCATCATTAAAAAATCTTTCATAATAACTCCTTTTAAATTTAGGTATTAATGTTGTTATTTTGCGCTATTTTCTAGTGCTGTTAATCGTGATGTTAATTCTGTAATAAGAGCTTGTTGTTCTTTTATAGAGTTTAACATTAACCAAGTAATTTCAGTTGCATCAAACTTTTTAATGTCTGTTTCAGTTTCATCATCAGCATTAAGTTTAGCTTGGTAATTATCAACTGTATTTGGCAATACTGACATAATCTCATCGGCAATAACCCCAAGACCTTTCATGCCTTCAGCAGTACCGCCTTTGCCGTTATACTGCCACTCTTTAACATTAACTTGCATTAACTCTGCAAGCCCTTTTGAGTAGTCTGTAACATTGTCTTTTAGGCGAATATCAGATGGGTTAGCCCAAGTTGTTCCAGATGCTTTTGTTGCAGTTGCACCTGTGATAGTTAAATTACCTGAAGTATCAAGAGAACCAGTAGAACCACCGTTCGCTGAATAAAAGAAAAGTCCACCGCTATATAAATATAATGGTTTCCAAGCAACCCCTGGGGCAATGGCTGCAATTTCTGCCGCATCAGCAGATGTATTATAGGCTAATCCAAGCCCTGCCCCATTACCAGACCCTGCATTAGGACTTACTACAGCATATGCCGAATTCCATGAGCCAATAGATGAACCTGCACTTGATGTTGTTACAACTGTTAATTTACCAGTTGGTGTGCTTGTACCAATTGCCAAATTCCCACTAACGTCAAGTGCCATTGCGTCAGTCAATGTTACATTGCTTCCAGCAGTAGTAGATGCTCCTTTATACCAATTAAAACCACCACTACCCATTTGCATTAAACTTGAGGCAGCGGTTGCAATTGCTTTATAGTTTGTTCCATCAAAATACAAATTTTGACCAAATCCTCTTTTTCCGTATGTGAAGCCACCTGAAAATTGCATGGCTTCACTTGTAGCCCAAGCACTAGGAGTTACACCTACACCCACGTTACCTGAAGCATCTATACGAACACGTTCTGTACTATTGGTAGCCAAACCTACGCTATTAGTAGCTGGTAAATACAACCCATTAGTGGGTACTGTAGAGCTAGAAGGTCTAAAGCTAGTAGCAGTTGCATAACCTGTAGTCGTAAAGTTAGTGCCATCAAACTGCAACCCAGCAGACTGATTTAATGTTGTTGTGCCTTGACCATAAGGAATATAGTTAGTCGTAAATGTAACGCCTGGTGCTTTACTGTTAAATGTTGTCCAGTTAGCAGCACTTAATACTCCACGATTAGTCGCAGATGCCGTTGGCACGTTTAATGTGATGACAGGAGTTGTAGTTCCATTAACAACGGTTGAGCTTAAGTCTGTACCTGTCGTGCCAAGTGTTAATGCAGCAACTGAGGTAACGTAAGGCAATGCAGGTATGTCAGCAACAACAAGTGGCCTAAAAGCTGGTGTAGCAGGTGATCCAGCAGGTGGGCCAGCATAAACATAGTTAGCGTCTGCTGCTGTAACGCCAATTGCATCAACCGTTGAGAACAGATTTTCAAACTGTTTTACCTGCTCAAAGTTTTGCAGAAAACTTGAAAGCTGATCTCGTGTTAAGTTTAGCTTTTGTATAGCCATATCAATACGCCAACGGCTCTAGTTGCGCTTCTAATCTTACATAGGATACATGGGCATCACTGTCACCACTAAAGCGTTGTATGCGCCAGTTTCTCATGTGGCCTTGCTGAAACCATGCTATGCGTTTTGTCGTGTTGCCGACCATGCCAACTGATATAGCTCTTTCTTGGCTGTATTTTTTACCATCAACTGTGTAGCTAGTGCTTATCTTAGGATTTTTACCAAGTGCAATGCTGCCAGTTAAGCTAACCAATTCAAGCTGCTGCATCAGTGCGCCCCTGCCTTCATTGTAAACAATCAATGTGCCAAACTCCCAACGCACTTGCTCACCCCAATGGCTGCCTATGTCTTGCACAAAATAACCAATGGTATTTGTTTGTGGATCGCCTATGTACCACTTGTCATAAGCATAGACCATGTTCCTAGCACGATACTGTGCAAAGCCAACAATGGTGCTTGTTAGCGTAAACCATACAGGGCTTCCTAATACTGCTGTCGCACTAGCATCAAACACTATTGTTTTGTTTGGCAAATGGACATATAGGTGCTGGTGGTTTTTATCGTTCCTAGCCTCTAACTTAACCTTAGCAAGTTCAAGCTCGGTGTATTCCAAAAGCAAGTTATCAATCTCTTGTGTGCTTATTTTATTAGCAGTTGCATTTGCGCCTACATAAATGCTTGGTGCTTCATTACGACCACTGCCTAAAAAGGCAACATTCTCTATAAACACACAGCAAGCAAACGTACCTATCACGCCCTTTTGTATCTGTGCTCCATCAATTCGTTCAAATGGAAATAACGCACCGCCTATGTTATCAAACACCTCAATGGTGTTCCTGTTTAAGGCATACACTTCATTGCGTAGCTTCAGCAAAGCCACCACAGGGTCTGGGTCAACTTCTGATGAACCATACTTTAATGGATTAACTATTGTAGGGTCATTCAGTTCAGTAACAATTAAGAACTCACCATCGGTGGTCATGAAATAGCCATCAACCCATACAACATCCAACACCACGCCTAAATCAGGGTCAGTTACTTGAACTAAGGTTGTGCCATTCCAATAATACAAACGACCACCAGATGCGATGGCTAATAGGTCAAAGCTATAATCAAATGTGACCAATGTTTCAACTGGGCCACCAACATCACCCAATGTAGTTACTGTACCTGAACTGTCAATTTCAACGAGCTTAGTTCCCATCACGCGATACAGTTTACCCTGCCAGTTAATACCGCCACGATCAATGCCTGGGCCAGTGCCATTTGCCACTAAGCCATCGCCTGGGCGTAAGAATCCACCGCTAATGCCAGACTCTTTAGGGACTGGTACTAGATTGACTGGATAACTAGTGCGTAACTCTGGTGTGTTATCAACAAAGATGCCATTTAGTATAGGGATTTGCATTATTCATTTCCTGCTGCTGGCAAAACCTTTTTTTCTTTATCCCAATACTCTTTGTAGTTCTTTGAAAAGTCTGCTGCGTCTTTTTCATTATCAAACGTAATGTAGTCTTTGCTTTTCAATGCTCTATCAAATGCACCATCACCATAGTTTTTAAGCTCTTTATTCTCATAAGCAATTCTAGGGTAAACAATAAACTTGCTTGGGCCAGCTTCAGAATATTCCATCTGATGTGTAGCAACCACCCCTTTACCCAAGTTCATCACAGGATAGGCTTCTGGGTTAAGAATCCTGCGTACAAAGTTCTTACCTTGGTTTTCGTTTAAAACACTTTTAAGTTTTTCGTAATCCATCACAACCTCATTTTTTAGCTTTATTGCGTGTGGTGATTGCTTTGGCTTTAGCCTTTGCATCGGCTTTAGATGACGCACCCCAAGCCTTTAGCGATAGCAGCAGTCTAGTAGGTTCGCCATCTTTATACTCTGGGCCAGCATTGCCAGCCATACGCGCTAGAAAAGATGCTCTGCGAGGATTGTCACCAGACTTAACAGGTGCTTTTAAATTTCCACCAGTCTCTTTGTTATACGATGCTCTGCCCTTAGCGTTCAATCCACCTTTAGCATTTTGCCCAGCTTTAGTTTGCCATACAGGTGATTTCATTTTTTCCTAGCCTTTAGTGGGACTTTAGATAACTTGTTTTTATTAGGCTGTTTAGCTGGATTGC